TGGCGTCTGTAATGTTGTGGCTAGCTCTTGCAAGCCTTTGTTATACTTGATGAAGGTTGTCGGACATTCCTGTGCGACATCTTTCATTGTTTTTTTTTCCATTATCATTTCAGCTGCTCTTGCCAAATCGTTCCGTTTGCCAGCAGTCTGTGGTTCGCCTAGGATATAGGGATCCTTGTCTTCCTTTGTGCAATATTTTAGGTTGTCTTCGTCACTGCCTTTCGCTTGCTCAAGATGTGCTCTTGGCATTACCTTCTTGATTCCGGAAAAGCGTGCTCTTCCTTGAAGGTTTATGAAGCCTTGGAGATGCGGAGTCCCTGCTTCGCCTACTTCTCTTCCTATCACCGCGAAGCAGGCTTTAAGCTCACAGAACTCGTAGATCTCGTTCTCTTCGTCCTCCGTGTAGTTGTTCAGTGTGAACGTAAACCGTTTTACACAGGTAGTCATATTTTCCCTATTCTATGGGGTACATATCTCTAATATGTAACGAGGTTGCGTAACGGTGTTACCGTTACGGGGTGGGGGGTAATACTAGTCCCCCACCCCTGTTTTTTTACCTGGTTACAAAAAAAATGAGTCCTTTTGCTTAGGACTCGTTAGGCTGGTTGCCTCTGGATAACATGGTATAGTACGTTATTTTTACATCGAAGTAGATGTCAATCTCTTCGTCGTCATACGTATCGGTATAGAAATGTACTATCCAGTACCATCCTATACCTGGTGACGAGTTGTATGCGCCTTCGGCACTGTAGTCTGTAGGGACTACCCCGCATACCTGCCTTGTTGTACTGTACTTCTGTAACCTAGCACCTTTCGTGCTTTCGGTTTCACCGTCGTACATTGTGCTTGACCGCAATGGTATCATTCTGACATCAGAAATGTCAGTGAGCGTAGGCTGTGGGCTTCGCATTGCCATGACACTTACGTTTAACCTTCGCATATTAGCGTATGTTTCCTCTGGATGAAAGAAAATGGCTATTTTACTTGCAGGGCAGATGTAGTTGCTGAACAAAGTGTCTCCGACGTACTGGTCCCAGCCGTAGGGCTGGACACCGACTCCTGTATAGTCGGGATCGTAGGGACCGATGCCTCTGAACACATAGTAGGCGCTGAAACCGCCTGCGGCATTGAGTGTCCTGCTGAAGAGCGAGTCTGCATAGACGAATTTGACCTTTGCTCTTTGAGATATCGCGCTAGTCCATTTCGGCCTGAGGACGCGAGCTTTTGTATAAGCTTTTCGTCTGTTATACCGCTTTCCCGTAGTAGTTGCTTTCGCTTTCGAGCTGGTGCGGCGACGAGACGACTTATACTTTCGTCTTCCATATGGCATGTGGTTGATACCTATGTCTTACTTTTGCTATCTCTAATTGGCGAGGGCATATGTTGGGGGTATCTGATGAGAACACTCTTTCATGCATAACCGAGCCTCAACACGGGCGTAAAAGACAATGCTACACGCATTGGATTGCTCCCCCTAGGGGGAGCAATGCGTTGCGCGTTGCTTTTCCTTCTTCCCGTGTCAAGACTCGGGTTCTTCCTGCATGTGTAATGTTTTTTATGTTAGGTGCGCTATCTGTGTTAAGCGCCTTGTTACCTGACGTAATTGATTTCCCTGCCAGAAATGCTCTGGCGGGAACTCGCATGTGATGATTATGATGGGACTATTTATCTCTACACTGGCGCCTTTGGTTTCGCCTTTATAGGGGTACCTGTCTATGAAGCGGAGAAAGTTCCTGTAAGGCCATTCTCCGTCGAAGTCATCAACTAGGATGCACTGTTGGTTGGTGTAGCCTGACCACCATTTTGTGCTATCCTTTATGTAAACTTCTTCATGTGGCATTTGATCGTAGGCCAGTCTAGTTTTGCCTACTCCGGCGTCTCCGTATACCCACAAAACTGTGGGGGGATCGTTGACATCGCGTGGCGTCTGTAATGTTGTGGCTAGCTCTTGCAAGCCTTTGTTATACTTGATGAAGGTTGTCGGACATTCCTGTGCGACATCTTTCATTGTTTTTTTTTCCATTATCATTTCAGCTGCTCTT